CTAACAGTTCCCAAGCGGTGTCATCATTGAATCCAGCCAAACGGTAAGCGGCATAACTACAGAAGGCGTTAGTACTTGAACCGAACATTGATGTGATAATCCAGCCTGACAAAAGATTAAACCATGAATCATAGCTAATGAACTCACCAACGATATGCCGAGCATAAGCAGCGTCAAGACACTCTTGAAGACGTTGCTGGTCCATATCGTTTAAGTGGGAATAGGCTCTGCGGAATATAGAGTCCAATAGTCCGCGAGCAAAAGAATTGACGTGTCCATCGAATTTATTATGATCAGTAGTTGTGATTTGGAAACCCATGTTCCTTGCGTAAGCGCAAACAGTGGCCACGCGCTCAGCGACCTTAGCTGGTGCCTTGCCGAACGCGTACCATTTGAAAGTCTTCAAATGGTCATGCAATGGATAAGTAAATTGGGCCAAATCGTACTTCTCGGGACCTTCGGCAACCACAATTGGGCGTGGTGGTGCGAGTTTATTGTACGATTCGGCTTTCTGGAACATGGAAGGGTCAATCCAATAGTCGACATGTCGGTCACTATCTTTCATCTGTTGGACTTGGGCTGGGCGATTCATTCTCTCGGCAACGACCTCGTGGGTAACAGGTTCCAAACCAATAGGAAAATGGGAAACAAAATCGCGGGTAATCTCGATTAAAGGTTCATCAATATCCAAATTATCGAGTGCTTCTTGCTGAGGTTCCATGACACGTTCCAAAAGATCCAACCCCTCGTTGGGCGCAGTGCGGGCCGGTACACATGCAGGCATACTCGTCAATGGATTGGCGATCGCTTGCATGCCCGTCTTAGGTGCTGGGGCGGATGGTCCGCCCTCATCAACGCAATAAACAGTGGGCGGGGCAACGACGGGGCGAACCTGCTTCGTATCCTGTATCACGAAAGCATAAGGGTTGTGGAGCGCAGTTTGGAGCAAAAATTCAGGACTGAGGGCGCATAAAGCTGCCGCTATGTATTCTACATCGTGAGAGTCACTGTCTGCCTTCTTCCGGTCCTGGCTTTTGAGCCAATTATTGAGCATGGTCTGGACACGGTGGGCACTCATTGTGACTTTACCTTGGCTGGAAATATTAATGTGCATGGTTTGGATAAGGGCATCCCAGAGTGGCCGTTCAATGGCAACACTAGTGAACCGATTAATCTGACAAATTGAAACGCTATCCTCGTGTTCAACTACTATCGCTTGGCCACGAACAGGGTTAAAATAGGAGAGCCGATGATCATATACACGGTCAAAGTAACAACCGATTGGTAAAAGAACAACGACTCGTCTGTCCTGACCTGTCCGATACAACAATGTTTTGTATGTCCAAGTAATATAGTTGCGAGTAACACTAATGCGATCATCTGAGTATTGCCAGATGTGGTGATGCCAGTCAATCGAACCGTCCGAGTGTCCAACCACACGATGATCTTGATCAAATGTGTAATTGTATTCCTCGCGGACAGCGCTGGCATCATCGGGCCAAAATTGGTAAATTATGCACGGTCGCCCTAAAGACAATAGCTTATTCATGTCGACATAATAATCGCGGTCGCATAAAATGAAACAAGCATTGTTTGGATAGGGCGAATTAGGAACATTGACGGTGTAAGCGTCTATAACTTTTGCAGCAATAGGGTTGTGCGAAAAGTTAGTACCATCAAATCCAGCTTGGGCATTGCGACGAGAGCGCAACACGAAGTAGGGCACATACGAATGAGTTTCGCAGAACTCGACGCAACCTTCAATGAACATGTTACGCCGCTTGGAACTATTTGGATGGCTGAAGGACGGCCGATCCTTAGCGGTTATCATGCGAAACATGACACCACGATTTACTGGCTCGAAAACACACCATCGAGAGTAAATATTTATAAGTGAGTACACTAAATATGTCACATCACTAATTGATCGAAATCCAAGACGGCGCATCAACAACACGCAACCGACTGGGACGATAAGTAGAGCAAAGAGCAAGACCCAAGATGAACGACACAACCAGGCCAACAACAGGTGTACGGAAAATAAAAGCATCCATACAGAAATGGTGACTGCCTTCGTGACGTGACTAGTGGTCTCAAGTCCGTCATCGTAATAGTAGACATGTGCTGCAGATCGTGCATAGTCAACAAGAAAGCTAATCACTCTAGAACTAGTAACGTGGGCAATAAAGGTCAAAATTATCGGCCCAATAAGTTCTAGGAAAGTACCTGTCATGGCCAGAAAGGCTGTGGCTGTCGCAAAAATAGAACTGAGTATTGCGGCAAACAAGTTAGGGACCCCAACTCGAAGTAGTTGGAAGTAGGCCCAGGTCTGCAGGCAGCACACGAAGGCAGCTGGCCCGCAGTCAAATTGGGTAGGGTGACGTGTGGTAGGATCTGGTGTTAGATTGCTCCTATCATCAGCGTCTAATAGGCTTTCATCATCACGATTCCGACGTAGTTCCATTTCCTCAGGATAGAACAGGTCAGAATCATCCATATAGGACTCGCTACAGCCGAACGTATCCATCTCCGTATCTTGGGACGGTACTGAACTGTAATCGGATGAGAAGAAAGGTATTCTGGCGAACATTTCAATAGGAAATGCCGTATAAGC